AGCGGCCTGGCTTCGTCGATGCAGTCCTTCATCCAGATGCTGCTGTTCGCGCTGTTGTCGGGCCTGGTGGCGCCGCTGCTGTTCGACAGCGCCCTGAACCTGGCGTATGGCGTGATGGCGGGATTGTTGGTGAGTTTGATTTGCTGGGTGTTTGCGCAAGGCTAAGGACGTCTTGACGCTCGCCACTGCAGGGAGGGAGAAAACAATTGCGGACGCACTCAAGCAGCACTTTCTCTACCATCCCTTGTCGAAGGCAATAACTAACACTCAGAAATAGCGAGCTGCAGACGAGCTTCTGTAGAATCGAGAGGTAGCAAAAAAACTGAAAACCACCCCGCTATAGCGAAAACAGCGTTTGCTCTTGTCAAGACATATACATTACGAACACTATCGCCACAAAAAAAAAGCTGTGTACACATCTGTGTACACAGCTTTTTATCTCAGCAGCACAAAAACTGCCAAGTCTTTGAATCTAATGGTCGGGGCGAGAAGATTCGAACTTCCGACCCCATGCACCCCATGCTCGATGATACTTAGCCGGAACCCGCATGGATGCTACATATAGGGGGTGAGTCGTATAATATACAGTGCTTTTCGATAGGTACTCAAGACCGCATGTTTCGGCGTTTTTTCTTCGAGAATTATACATTTTTGCGGCTGTTTTTCACGTCTCACCACCTCATGCACGCCGTGCTCAATTCCGGAAAAAAGCCGCTAAAGCGGTGTAATGCGAATAACTAGGATTTATGGGACATACAGCGTCAAAATAACATCGATACCTACCAACCTACCTACAGAGGGAAATTAACATGAAAAAGACTTACGTGCCGGAACTCACGTGCAAAGACGCCAAGCGCGAACATACATGGATGATGTAACAGCGTTTTTCCCCTATGGATGGTGTGCGATAGTTTAAATAAGCTACGCCAAAAGTTGCGCCGTTCGGTCTTACGCAAAACGCCAGGGTCCGATACTGTTTCGCGGGGCCGTGAACTCCATGTGCGCAGCGCATCGTCGTTCGCGCGGGCCGGTAGCGCAACTGCCCACTCTATGCCATCGCCGGCATGAGATGCAAGAATTGCTATCGTCCATTATGATCCGCGAGCGCTCCCGCACTCCGATCAAATTTGAAAAGCAAAGCTATCAACTAAAGGCCGAGAGGCTTTCTCCCGTCACGTGCCCCAAGCAAGAAGGCGCAGAACAAACCTGATTTCTCCCTGATTCTTTCGCTTTGTACAATGCTTTGTCGGCGGCCTCGACCAGTTCAATAGGCTGGCTTTCTAAATGGATCGGAAAAAATGCCTCTACACCGATACTTACCGTCACAACCCCAAGCGGATTTCCAGTATGTGCAACTCCCATCGATTGAACAGCGCTACGAATGCTCTCGGCAACTGCCAACGTGCCGATGAGATCGGTTCCAGGTAGTAACACGACCATTTCCTCACCGCCATAGCGGGCCGCAAGATCCCCTGGCCTGCGCATACTATAAGCCACCACCTTGCCAATTTTTCTTAAACACTCATCGCCGGCCACATGACCGTAAATATCGTTGTACTGCTTGAAGAAATCAACATCGATCATGATTAACCCTAGCGAGCTTTCCCCACGCTGCGCACGATTAAACTCGCTCATTAACGATTCGTCAAAATGACGTCGATTCGCCAGTCCGGTCAGTCCATCCTGGCTGGCAAGCCGGGACAACGTTTCATTAATCAGTTCTAGCTCAATGCCAGCAAGCAATAGCTTCTGTTCAGTTTTTGATTGAAGATTTATTTGATTCACCATACGATAACCAAGGTAGGAGATGAGCAATACCAACATCCCGCCAACCAAAAACTGAATATACACATCACTGCGCCAGCTCTCCAACACTTCATCTTGGGACAATGCTGCGGAGACGGCCAAAGGATACTCCTCCACCCTTCTGTAGCTATTAATACGTGTAACGCCATCCAATTTTGACTTTATGGATGCAGTGCCTATCGGCCCTTTTGAAAGATGATCTTTAAATAATGGAAATTGAGATATATCTTTGCCAAGCATTTTTTCATCAAATGGCCTTCTTAGCAAAAGTATTCCTTTGCCATTTGCGATAAAAACCGCCCCTCGCTTCCCTATCGAAAATTTATCATAAAATAACTTAAAATATTTCATGTCAATTGTAGCAAGTGCAACACCGCCGAAACTGCCATCAGGTAGATTAATGCGCCGCGATACAGTAATAATCCAATCGCCTGTCGACTTGCTGCGTACAGGAGGACCTATGTAAGGGCCACGTTCAGTATTGTTTTGATGGTACTTGAAATACTCTCGATCAGCATTGTTCAAATTCGTGAGCAACACTTTCTGAGAATTGACCAGCCAGCTACCATCTTTGGCATAAACGAATATCCCATGCAACTGGGGGAGCTCCGCCACGCGCATAACCAACAGATCATGAACACGGGTCAGCTCAAGGTCTGAGACTCCATCCTTTTCTATACGCTCGACCAATCCAATCAATACGGTATCAGTCTCTTTGATCGTGTCATAGGCATGCTGGGCTACCGACTGCGCCAGATTAGCACTCTCCCGGGCGGCCTCGCTTAGCTGTACTTCTCTTGCACGCCACACCATCCATAGCTGAGTTGCAAGAAGTGACATGCAAACCACGACAACAAATGTGATCGCCAGCGGCAGCAAGGAAAAACGCTTGAAGCCCGAGCCCATCAGACGCGCCGGCAGACTATTTGAATCAGCCATGGAACAACTCCCAGTTTTACGTGGATAAGAGTGTGCGCCAAATAGCACTCAAAATGCTCACACATCGTCACAAATAAGATGTAAAAAAGTTAAAAACAACACTACCACGGCCAATCTTGCAGGGATGTCGAATGGTTCACGTCTTTGTAAAAATTGAGTTACAGGATAATCCGGCCACAAACGGGAGGGTACTCCGCGCACAAACTCAATGTGGCGAAAAACTGCGTCAAAATGCGTCAAATCGCACGCCCCCTCTTCGCCCCGCCGCGCCAGTCCTCATGCGCCTTCGGCCATGGCGCAAATTTGAGTCAAAAGACCCCTATATAGCGGGCAGGTGTGGAGGGGGGACAACTGCGCGCGCCGGGCCGAAATGGGGTTTTTTCTTGCTTCCATGGCAATACCAATCATCGGGACGTGAAAAAGCCGCCTCATGGGCGGCTTGTGCGGTGGCTGGGGCGCTCTGGCGCGGCTGGGCTGTCGCGGCCCGGCCCTGCCGGTCAGCGCGGCGTGGCGGTCATGCTGGACGGCCGGCGCGCGCCTTCGCCGCCTGCTCCTTCTCGTAGTCGTCGCGGCAGTCCGCATTGCAGAACAACAGCGCGGGCGCCAGCGCCTCGTCGCAGTAATGGCAGCAGCCATGCGCCACCAGGGCGGGCCGTCCGCGCACGGCAGCCAGGCCGCGCGCCACCTCGGCAAAGATGATCTTGTCCGTGTTGTCGATGTGGTCGCTCATTGCGCAGTCTCCTTGCCCAGGCCCAAGTCATACGGGGCGAACTTCACCACTTCCACGCCAGCCCATTCGTTGATCGCCATGAACTGCGCCTGCAGCGGCACCAGCTCATTGCGCGCGAAGACGCGCGCGGCCGGCTCGACGGCGCCGAAGCCGCCGGCATTGTTCGGCAGGATGCCCATGAGCTGCGGCGGCACGCGGTGCGCGGCCAGCTGGTCGTCGCGCGTCACGCTCTTAATGTTGAAAAACTCGTCCTTGGCGGCCACGTCCGACACCGGCAGAATCTGGATGCCGTCCTTCTTGCCGTTCGGCGCGTACATGAACAGGTTGCGGAAGTTGCCCGGCCCCTTGCTGTCGCGCATGGCCTGGCGCAGGTTGTCCACGTCCTGGGTGTTGGCGGCGGCATCCGTCATGTAGAACACGAAACCGGCGTGCGAACCGTTCTTGTAGTACTTGCGGCGGAACAAAGTGGCCGCCTCGTTGAGCCAGGCCGATTGCAGCGCGCTCAGGTATTGCGGCACGCCATACAGCTCCTGATTGACGTCCGGCTCCATCAGGTGGAACACGCGGCCCTTGTCGAATTCATGCACGGCCTGGTAGCCGTTCACAAAAAAATACGTGTCCAGATCAACCCCGCGCCGCATGTACTTGGCCAGCGCATGCTGGTACGCCAGCGCCTTGCCGCTGCGGCTGGGCCGGTCTTCCAGGTAGGCATTGCCGAAGGTCAGGAAGTCCAGGGCCATGCGCTTGAAGGCGTCGCGCGACAGGTATTTACTGGGAATCAGGGTAGACGCCAGCACGTTGGCCTTGAAGTGGATCGCGCTGCTGTGGTGCACGCCGGCATTGAAGGACTTGGCCAGGCCCGCCAGGTTGACGGGCGGCTCATACCAGTGCCCGTTCTTCCAGCATTCGAAGCAGTCGAGAATGTCGGCGTGCTCCAGCACGGGCGTGGGGTCGCCGAAGGAAAACGCCTCGATGCCGGCGGCGGCCGGCGCCGTGGCCGTGGCCGTGGCCGTGGCCGTGGCCGCTGTGGATGGTGCACCCTGGGCCTGGCGGCCGCGTGCGCGCAAGTGTCGTGCTTTTCTCAAGAATAAATCTCCATGAAAGAGTGGTGGTTGTCGGTGGTGCCTTCGAAGGGCTCGTGATCGAGGGCGTGCATGCAGGCCCATGCCAGATCGGCGTGGCCGGTTTCATCGCTGCGGCCGGCGACATACGTCACGTGCCGCCCGCTGGGGGTGAGGGTCTTGTGGATGGCCATGAAGGACTGCGCAATGTCGGTCCAGCCGGCGTCGAATTCCAGCCGGCCCTTGCTGATGATGTTTTTCGCCTTCAAGACCATGCGGGTTTTGACTTCGGGCGAGTAGTTCAGGGCCGTGACGGCCGGGAAGAAGCCGCGCACGATCGGCAGCACGCCGATGCCCATGCCCGTGGTATCGATACCGATGTATTCGACGTTGTAGCGCTGCGTCATCTGGCGGATGGCGTCGGCGTGGTCTTCGAAGCTCTGCCCGCGCCACTGGTGGCGCTCCAGGATGCGGAACTTGCCGCCGGCCGTCATGGGCGGCGCCAGCACCACGCAGCCGGCGCTGTCGCCGTTCAAGGCCGGGTCGTAGCCGATCCACACGGGCCGGTTGCCGAACGGGCGCAGGCCCAGCAAGGGCTTGTAGTCGTCCCACTCCACCCAGGAATCGACCATGCAGCGCTGCAGCTCGGCCAGCGGGAAGACCGAGGCGGAGTCGTCAATAAAATTGCACATCAGCAAGTTGTCGAACTGGTCCGGGCTGTATTCGAAGTTGCGCAGCTCGTCGATGTCGAACAGGTTGCAGCCGCCGCGCTCCGCGTCCAGGATGGTGACGATCTGGCGCCAGATTTTGTCCTCACCCGTAAAACCCGACGACAAGCGGCCATGGCTCACGTCGATATTCACCTGGTCAGCCTTGGCGCGGCGCTTGTTGAACAGCTCGCCCGTCCAGAACGGGTAAGCCTGGTGCGTGGTCGAGGATGGCGTTGAAAAATAGGTCTTGCGCCACTTCTTGTGGATGGCCATGCCCGAGGCCACCTTGTTCAACTCCTGGAAATTCTGTGTCCAGAAAAATTCATCGAAGTAGAAATTGCCGTGATAGCCCTGCGCCGTGCGCGCATTGGTGCCAAGGAAATACAGATGCGCGCCGTTCGGCAGCACGATGGGGTCGCCCGTCAGCTCGATGCCGGCCGCTTCGCGCGCGAATTGCACGATGTATTGCTTGAAGACGTGCGCCTGGCTCTTGGACGCGGACAGGAAGATTTGATTGCGGCCCGTCGCCATGGCGTCGGCCAGCGCCTCGCGCGCGAAGTACCAGGTGGCGCCGATCTGGCGAGACTTGAGGATGGCGCGCGTGCGCTGGTCGCCATTGCGATACCAGACCTTTTGATAATCGAAGAGCGAGTCCTGGAAGGCGTCAAGCAGCTGAATGCGCTGCTCGTCGCTGAAGTCGTTGCGCGTCGGCTTCTTCTTCGGGCCGGCATTGCGGTTTGCCAGCTTGGGGTTGAGATCGACCTCGTTGCCGCCCGGCTGCTCGTAGCGGCGCACGCGCGCAGCCTGCACGATAGCGCGCATCAGCAGATCGATTTCCTTGTAATCGCTGCCGCTCTTGACCTCCTTTTCGATCAGTTTCACCAGGCGCAGCTCGGCCGCTGCCTCGACGTGCTCGATGGCCTGCGCCTGGTCCCACTCATCGCGCAGCTTCCAGCTATTGATGGTGCTGCGCTTGATCCCCAAGTGCCGGGCGATGGATGAAATGCGCCAGCCCTTCCAGTACAGGGCGCGCGCGGCGCGGCGTGGCTCGGATTCGGGCAGGGCCAGTTCGGCGATTTTTTCTTCAGGGGTTTGATGGATTCCTAACATGCCGCCAGCGTAGGCCGCGCGCGCGCGGAGCGGGGAAAGGCAAAAGTCGCTATGGCCCATAGCAACCCGCATCGCATTGAATCGCGGCGCCAAGACGTTGACCATGGCGTTATCCGATCAACCGAGAACGCCCACCATGTCCAAATCGAAATTTTTCCGCGTCGCCACCGAAGGCGCCACCACGGACGGCCGCAACATCGACCGCGCCACCATCGAACAGATCGCCGCCACCTACAACCCGAAAACCTACGGCGCCCGCATCTGGCTGGAGCACATTCGCGGCATTCTGCCCGACAGCCAGTTCAAAGCCTACGGCGACGTGATCGCCGTCAAGGCCGAAGAGGTCGACACGGACAGCGGCAAGAAACTGGCCCTGTTCGCGCAGATCGAACCCACGCCGGAACTGGTGGCCATCAACAAGGCGAAACAGAAGCTCTACACCAGCCTGGAAATTCAGCCCGACTTTGCCGACTCGTCGCAGCCCTACCTGGTCGGCCTGGGCGTCACTGACAGCCCGGCCAGCCTGGGCACGGAGGCGCTGAAATTCTCCGCCAGCCGCAAGCAGCAAAGCGCCAACCTGTTTACTTCTGCCGTCGAGGTGACGCTGGAATTTGACGAACCGCAGGGCACCAAGCTGGCCGACGCCATGAAAAACCTGCTGTCGCGCTTCTCCCATAAATCCGGCGCCGACGCCGCGCAGTTCGCCGACATCAGCGAAGCCGTGCAGGAGCTGGCCGGCCACGTCGTCACCGCCAACGACAACTACGCGGACGCCGTGACGCGCCTGGAAAAAGCCGAAACGGCATTGAAGGCCACGCAGGACGAGCTGGCCGCCTTCAAGGCGCAGATGGACGAGGCGCCCGGCAACGGCCCGCGCCGCCCAGCCGCGACCGGCAACGACGGCGCCGTGCAGACCGAGTTTTAAGCGCGCGCCATCCACCAACACCCCATTCAACAACGGAGCACCGAACCATGAAAAAGCAAACGCGCCAGGTATTTGGCCAGTATGAAACCCGCCTGGGCCAACTGAACGACACGGACAACGTGGCCAAGACCTTCAGCGTCACGCCCAGCGTGCAGCAAAAGCTGGAAAACAAGATGCAGGAATCGAGCGAGTTCCTGTCGAAAGTGAACGTCATCGGCGTGGGCGAGCAGGAAGGCGAAAAGCTGGGCCTGGGCGTGTCCGGCCCGATTGCCAGCCGCACCAACACCAAGGACAAGGAACGCGAAACGCGCGACCTGTCCACCATGGACAGCACCAAATACCGCTGCGAGCAAACCAACTTTGACACGCATCTGAGCTATGCCAAGCTGGACGCCTGGGCCAAGTTCCCCGATTTTCAATCGCGCGTGGCCAATGCCATCTTGACGCGCCAGGCGCTGGACCGCATCGTCATCGGTTTCAATGGCGTGAAAGTCATGGCCACCACCGACCTGGCCGCCAATCCGCTGCTGCAGGACGTCAACAAGGGCTGGCTGCAGCACCTGCGCGAGCAGGCGCCCGAGCGCGTGCTGGGCCTGGTGGCGGCCGGCATGCCGGGCAAGGTCATCATCGGCGACGTGGACGGCGCCGACTATGCCAACCTAGACGCGGCCGTGGCGGACGCCATCAACCTGCTCGATCCCTGGTATCAGGAAGACACCAACCTGGTGGCCATCGTGGGCCGCAAACTGTTGAACGACAAGTATTTCCCGCTGGTCAACGCCAAACAATCTCCCACGGAAACGCTGGCGGCCGACATCATCATTAGCCAGAAACGCATCGGCGGCTTGCCGGCGGCGCGCGTGCCCTACTTCCCGGACAACGCGATCCTGATTACCCGCTTCGACAATCTGTCGATCTACTTCCAGGACGGCGCGCGCCGCCGCCGCGTGATGGACGAACCGAAGCGCGACCGCATCGAGAACTACGAGTCGTCGAACGACGCCTACGTGATCGAAGACCTGGGCCTGGCCGCGCTGGTGGAAAACATCGAACTGAAAGACAAGTGATGGCCAGTCAATCCCCCGCCCTGCGCCACCGCGCGCGCATGCTGGCCGAGCGCACGGCCGGCGCCACCGCGCCGCAGGGCGTGACCACCGGCACGGCCTACGAGCTGATGCTCTACAAGCTGTCCGACGACCGCCGGCGCCTGAAAGCCATTCAGTCCGTCGAACGCAAGATCGAGGTCAAGGCCACCTTGCTGCCGGATTACGCGCAATGGATCGACGGCGTGCTGGCCGGCGGCAAGGGCGCCCAGGATGACGTCTTCGCCACCCTGCTGGTGTGGCACATCGACACGGGCGAATACGAGCGCGCCCTGGTCATGGCCGAATACGCCTTGGCGCACAAGTTCACCCTGCCCGACACCTACAGCCGCGACATCGCCACCCTGATGCTGGACGAATTTGCCGAAGGCTTCCTGCACGGCAAGCTGGCCAGCGACCCGCAGCACGCGGCCCAGGTGCTGGGCACCGTCGAACAGTTGACGGCCGCCAGCGATGCCCCGGACCAGGCGCGCGCCAAGCTGCACAAGGCCATCGGCCTGGCCATGATCGCCGTGCTCGATCAGGCGGACGAGGCGGACATCGCCCCGGAACAGGTGGCGCAGGCGGAAACAGCCATGGCCCATTTGAGGCGCGCGCGTGCCCTGTCCGAGTCCTGCGGCGTCAAGAAAGATATGGAACGGCTGGAACGGCGCATCAAGCGCGCGGCCAGTTCCACGTAAAGAGCATCCCCCGCAGCACGGCGGCACGGGGGGATTCTGGCTAACGCATTGGCAACAATCTTGGCCTGATGAACCCCGTCCACCGCCCCCTTTTTGAAAGCGCCCGTATGTCCTTCATGGCCCTGCCCCCGTCCATCCCACCCGGCACCACCCCGGCGCCGCCCGCGCCGGCCGCTGGCATCATCGAGAACGACGGCTGGTTTCCAGACATCCTTCTCACCGATATGCGCGACGCCATGCGCCTGGATGGCACCGTCACCGACGCGCGCCTGGTGCAAGCCGTGGTCGATGCCATCCTGCAGGTCAACCGCGAGCTGGCCGACTGGCAGGGCAAGCAGGCCGCCGCAGGTATTGCCGCCCTGGTGGACGTGCCGGCCACGCGCATCAACCGCGAATCGCGCCTGCTGGCGCAGTACCGGCGCGCCGTCTACAGCACGGCAAAAGCGGATCTGATCGAGCGTTACCGCGATTACGACAGCACGGCCACGTCCGTCAGCGACAAGAAAAGCATGGAGTGGCTGGACGAAGCACCCGGCGCGCAGCGGCGCAATGCGCAATGGGCCATCGCCGATATCGTCGGGCGCACGCACCTGACCGTGGAACTGATCTGATGCAGGTACGCACGCGGCAGCACGACACGGTAGACGCGCTGGTGTGGCGCTACCTGGGCGATGGTGCTGGATACGTCGAGCAGGCCTTGGCCCTGAATCCCGCGCTGGCGCGCCACGGCGCCGTGCTGCCGGCCGGCATGGTCGTCACCTTGCCGGAACCTGCCGCCAACGTGGCCGCCGTTGCTGATCTTGTGCAGCTATGGGACTAACTTTTTTAACAACACTTCTACTTATCCTCATCATGGAGAAACAAGCAATGTCCGCAGAATCGTTTGGTGGTTTCGCCACCCTGGTCAAACTGTATGGCTTCAAGGCGGCGCTGGGCATGGTCGGCGCGGCCATGCTCTACATCGTGCTGCCGCCGCTGAATGCCGACGGCACCTTCAACAAGGGCGAGTTCGTCGCCCGCCTGGCCTGCGCGGGCGTGTTCTCGTGCCTGCTGGGCGGCACCGTGTATCAGCTGCTGTGCGCGCAGCTCCCGGCCATCGGCGCCATGGTCAACGCCTCCGCCATCGACTTGATCGTCGGCGCCCCCGGCTGGTGGGTATCGCGCGCCGTGGCCCTGTGGTTCCAGCGCCGCAGCGACAAGGACATCGCCGAGCTGGTCAAAGACGCGAAGGAACACTGATGGCCACCACGGAAAATCCCCTGATCGCGCGCGTCATCGACGCCATCTTGCGCGCCGAAGGCGGCTATGTGAACGACCCGCAAGACAAAGGCGGCGAAACCAACTTCGGTATCACTGTGGCCGTGGCGCGCGCCAACGGCTATCAAGGCCCGATGCGCGACCTGCCCGAAGCGGTGGCGCGCGCCATCTACACGGCCCGCTACATCACGGAGCCCAAATTCGACCAGGTGCTGGCCCTGCATGCCGGCATCGGCGCCGAGCTCATCGACACGGGCGTCAACATGGGGCCGCACCGCGCGGCCGAGTTCCTGCAGCGCTGGCTGAACGGGTTCAATGACACGGGCGCCCGCTATTCCACCCTGTTCGTCGACGGCCGCTTGGGCGCGCAGTCGCTGGCCACCCTTGCATCCTTCCTGACATGGCGCGGCCAGGACGGCGCCGCCGTGCTGCTGCGCGCCCTGAACGGTCTGCAGGCGGCGCGCTATCTGGAAATCACCGAAGCCAACAAGACCCAGCGCCGTTTTCTGTTCGGCTGGATCAAGGAACGGGTGGCCATGTGAACACGACCACCTGGCGCCCGCTGGCCGCCGTTCTCCTGTGCGGCGCCATCGCGGGCTGGACGGCGCAGGGCTGGCGCAAGGACGCCAGCATCGCCGCCCTGCAGCGGGCGGCGGCAACCCAGGCGGCCACCGCCTCCACCGCACTGGCCCAGGCCACCGCCCGCGTGCTCACGCTGGAGCGCGCCGCCGGCGCCGCCCTGGCGCTGCGCGCCGACCACCTCACCCAGGAGCAAACCCATGCGAAAACCGAGCGTGACCGTTTTAACGATGATGTGCGCAGCGGCGCTGTGCGCCTGTCAATCCCCGTCGCCAGCGGCCACTGCGCCGCAACTGCAGATCCCACCGCTGCCGCAAGCGATCAGCACCAAGCGCGCGCCGAACTTGACGCAGCGACTGCGGCAGCTCTTGACGCCATTGCCGGCGACGGCGACGACGCCACCCGCCAGCTGAACGCCTGTATCGACGCCTACAACCTGATCCGCGACACCTACCATGTACAAACCGAATAGCCTGCGCCAGCACCTGGCCGCCGCCATCCCCGATCTGCAGCGCGACCCCGACCGCCTGCTGGTCTTCGCCGACGAGGGCAACGTGGTGGCGTCGGCCACCGCTTCGCTGTCCTTCGAATACCGCTTCAAGCTCAACCTGATCGTCACCGATTACGCGGGCGACGCGGACGCCATCATGGTGGCCCTGATCGCCTGGTTGAAAGTCCACCAGCTCGACCTGATGGCCAACGAGGAAACCCGCAAGCACGGCATCGCCTTTGAGGTGGACTTTAATAACCACGAAACGGTCGACATTTCCATCAAGCTGGACCTCACCGAGCGCGTGGCCGTCAAGGCTGGCGAGGCAGGCCGCCTGGACATCAAGCACCTGGCCGAGATACAGCACATGCCGGCCTATGCGGACGAGTTTTGGAAGCTGTATGCCGGCGAGACGCTGCTGGCCGAATGGCGCACGCCCGAGGCAACGCCATGAGCGGCGACCTGCACGCGCTGGAAGCCTGGGTCGGCGCCCTGCTGGCCAAGCTGCAGCCGGCCCAGCGCCGCGCCATCAATCATAAGGTGGCCATCGACCTGCGCCGCAGCCAGGCGCAGCGCATCAAGGCCCAGCAGGGGCCGGATGGCGCGGCCTACCCCGCGCGCAAGCGACGCAAGGAATTCAAGGGGAAGAACGGGCGCATCAAGCGGCAGAAGGCGGCCATGTTCGCCAAAATCCGCACCGCAAAACACCTGAAGGTGAAGGCAACCGGCGAGCAGATCGAAGTCGGGTTCTTTGGCTGGGTGGCACGCGTGGCACATGTGCATCAGTTTGGCCGGCAAGACCGCGTTACCAAAAAAGGGGCCGCCTACAAGTACCCGGAGCGGCCGCTGCTAGGCTTGAGTGAACCGGATCGGACGTTGATACGCGAATCTTTACTGCAACACCTGAGACACCCCTAATGGTGTGTGATTCGAACCTCAACAGACATCAATTTGCAAATTAGTTGAAGTGAGTGGAGCCTTCTTCGAGATGCTAAAATTAGCACAAAAATAGCATGCCAAATTTTTTCTCATCCGTCCATTTTCAGAAGCTCCTTACTTTTGCAAATATCAACTTCCGAATCAAGGAATAAAATTGTCATTATACATAGATAAAAAACAGCCTTCCCATTATGGAGGTCCCAACCCTAACTTAGATGGTTGGATTTATATTGCATACGACTGCCGGCATTTGGATGAATCAAAAATTGGATTTACAACTAAATCTCTTTGGGGCAGAGTCCAGCAATCTACAACCAATCCCTACTATACTCTTTTCGCTGCTTTCCACGTTTCAGCCGAACAACATGGCGAAATTCGTTATATCGAACATTACTTGCAAAAAATAACAGGTGCCACCTCGATCCAACACCACTCAACTGGGAGCGAATCAGAATGGTTCAATTCTTCACCAGATGCAGTTTTGTCCCAAATGGTAGGAAAAGCGGTAAACGTATTAAAAAACGTTATGACGGAAGATTTAGAATTTGATTACACCAAACATGTATATATTCCAAACATAAATCCTTATGCAGCCAGATTGAAGCGTCAACAAGCTGAAGATTTCAAGAGATTTTCCGCTCCAGATATTTTTATTTACGATCTTGAAAAAGGTTGGTCAAAATGGCCAGAAAGACCTAATTTCCTTGCGGAGTTAGCCGCAATAGATATTGCTGCCGACATGCTAGTAGCTGGGCCCGATATTCTTGTAAGACGGCTAAACTACGATTATGCACTTCGCTAAAAAAATAGCAATTGCAAATCATAATAGATATCAAAAATACATATTAATTCTATTTTTTAATAGATAGGAACGCACTGAACCAAATCAACGCATAAATATCAATGGTAGTCGCTATCCTCTTTATCAACCCGCCCCCGCGTGCATCCGCACGCGGACTTCGGCAACATGCACTGCATGAACGCCGACCAGTCCGACCTCCTCCGCTTGCTGCAAAACCTGATCCGCCTGGGCACCATTGCCGAGGTCAAAGGGGCCAAGGCGCGCGTGCGGCTCGGGCCGACCCTCACCACGGAATGGCTGAAATGGGCCACCCAGCGCGCCGGCAGCACCCGCACCTGGTCGGCGCCCACCGTGGGGGAACAGGTCATCGTCTTTTCCCCTGGCGGCGACCTGACGCGCGGCATCATCCTGCCCGCGCTGTACTCGCAGGAATTTGACGCGCCCGACTCCAGCGACACCATCCACACCACGCATTACCCGGACGGCGCCGTGGTGCAGTATGACCATGCGGCCCACGCCCTGACGGCCCTACTCCCCGGCGGCACCGCGACCATTACCGCCGACAAGGTGACGTCGAACGCGCCCAGCACCATCTGCACGGGCGACCTGACCGTCATGAAAAACCTGATCGTCAAGCAGTCCACCACCGTGGAAGGCGCCACCACGCTGAACGGCGGCGTAAACGCCAAGGCCAGCGCCGCCGGCGGCGTGGCCATGGCCGTGCAAGGAACGATCAAAGCCAGCGAGGACGTGCTGGCCGGCGCCATCAGCCTGGCCAAGCATCCGCACGGCGGCGTCAAACAAGGCGAAGACCAATCGGGCGGGCCGCTGCCATGATGGGCATGCACGCCGCCACCGGGCGCAGCCTGACGGGCCTGGGCCACCTGCGCCAGTCCGTGGCCGACATTCTCACCACGCCCATCGGTTCGCGCATCCGGCGCCGCCGCTATGGTTCCGAAGTGCCCGAGCTGATCGACCAGCCCCTGAACAGCGCGACGCAATTGCGCATCTACGCGGCCACCGCCTTTGCCCTGCGCCGCTGGGAGCCGCGCTTGCAACTGTCCAGCGTACAGCTCACGCGCGACACGGACGGCGCCATCGCCCTGCTGCTCGATGGCACTGCCAACGGCCAGGGCATCACGCTGGCCGTGCCCATCAAGCAGGGGGACGTTGTATGAGCACGCCCATCGACCTGACCCAATTGCCGGCGCCCAGCGTGGTCGAGGTGCTGGACTTCGAAACCATCCTGGCCACACGCAAAGCCCACTTGGTTAGCCTGCTGCCGGAAGCCGAGCGCGCCGCCGTCACGGCGCTCCTGGAGCTGGAATCGGAACCGGCCACCAAGCTGCTGGAAGAGAACGCGTATCAGGAAACCATCCTGCGCAACCGCGTCAACGAGGCGGGCAAGGCCGTCATGCTGGCGTTCGCCCTGGACGGCGACCTGGACCAGCTGGGCGCCAACGTCAACGTGGCGCGCCTGACCATCACGCCGGCCAATCCGAACGCCCTGCCGCCCGTGGCCGCTGTCATGGAAGACAACGACGCCTACCGCCTGCGCATCCAGGAAGCGCCGGATGGCCTGTCCGTGGCCGGCCCGAAAGCGTCGTATGAATTCCACGCCCGCAGTGCGGACGGCCAGGTCAAGGACGCGAGCGCCACCAGCCCCGCGCCGGCCAGCGTCATCGTCACGGTGCTGTCAGTTGAGGCCGGCGGCATCGCCAGCGCCGACCTCTTGGCCACCGTGGCGCGCGCGCTCAACGCCGAGGACGTGCGCCCCCTGGGCGACCGCTTGAGCGTGCAGGCCGCCCAGGTCATCGATTACCAGATCGAGGCCACCCTGTTTATCGGCGTCGGGCCGGAAGTGCCGATTCTGCTGGACGCCGCGCGCGCCAACGCCGTGCGCGTGTCGCAGCCGCGCCGCCCGCTGGGCCACAGCATCTACCGTTCCGCCTGCAGCGCCGCCGTCCACGTCGAAGGCGTGCGCAAGGTCGTGCTGGCCAGCCCGGCGGCGGACATCGAACTGGACGCCACCCAGGCCGCGCGCTGCACGGCGATTAAGTTGAATGTCGTGGTGCTCGATGAATAGCATCGTGCCAACCCTGCCTCCGAACACCACGGTGCTGGAGCGCGCCATTGCCGTGGCCTGCGCCGAACTGGTCAACGTGCCCGTGCCGCTGCGCGACCTGTGGAACGCCGACCGCTGCCCGGTCGCCCTGCTGCCGTTCCTGGCCTGGGCCTGTTCCGTCGACCGCTGGGACGACGCCTGGCCCGAGTCGATCAAGCGCGGCACGATCAAGGCGACCTATTTCATCCACAAGCACAAGGGCACGATTGCCGCCGTGCGCCGCGTGGTCGAGTCCCTGGGCTATCTGATCCGCATCACGGAATGGTGGCAGGCCACGCCGCCAGGCGTGCCGGGCACCTTTCGCCTCGACGTCGGCGTGCTCGACACGGGCATCACGGACGCCATGTTTCAGGAAATGGAGCGCCTGATCGCCGACGCCAAGCCCGTCAGCCGGCATTTGACGGGCCTGGCGCTGTATCTGGAAACCCGTGGCCAGGTGCGGATCGGCTTGAGTACCTATCACGGCGATGCGATGACGGTCTATCCGTGGATCGCCGAAGAAATCGAAGTGCGCGGCACGCTGGTACAAGGCGGCGCACCCCATACCATTGACACCATGACCATCTATCCATGAGCACATACTTTGCCATTCTGACGCAGGTGGGCGAGGCCAAGCTGGCCAACGCCATCGCCCTGGGCCAAACCCTGAAACTGAAAAAAATGGGCGTGGGCGACGGCAACGGCGCCCTGCCGATTCCCGACCGCTTGCAAAAGGCGCTCGTGCATGAAGTGCGCCGCGCCGACCTGAACCAGTTGGCTATCGATCCGGCCAACGCCAGCCAGATCATCGTCGAGCAAGTCTTGCCCGAAAACGTGGGCGGCTGGTGGCTGCGCGAAATCGGCATCTACGACGAGGCGGGCGACCTGTGCGCCGTGGCCAACTGCCCGCCCAGCTACAAGCCCGTCATGGCCGAAGGCAGCGCGCGCACGCAAGTGGTGCGCGTGGTGCTGATCGTCGCCAGCACGGCCGCCATCGAGCTGAAAATTGATCCGTCCGTCGTGCTGGCCACGCGCCAGTATGCCGACGAGCAGGCCGCTGAGGCGGTCATGGCGCATGTGGCCAAGACCAACCCGCACCCGCAGTACCTGAGCAAGATCGACGGCGAAGCAAATATCGCCGCGGCGATTGCCGCCCTGGTCGATAGTTCGCCTGAAACCTTGAACACCCTGGCCGAACTGGCCGAGGCGCTGGGGCGCGATCCGCATTTCGCCACCACGATTGCCGATGCGCTGGCGTTGAAAGCCCCGCTCGACTCGCCGGCCTTCACCGGCACGCCGCACGCGCCGACGATCCCCCACGGCGACAATTCCGCGCGCATCGTGAACGCTCGCGCCCTGGTCGAGGCGACGCAGGGCCGTGCCGGCGTGCAGGGACTGGTGGGCGCGAACAGCGTCGCTTCGCCGGCGAACAAATTTACCGTGTCCGCACTCGCCGTCACGATGCGCAACCCCGCCACCGGGCAGACCATCACGAAATATGCCACCGGCGCCTTGACGGCGGACGTATCCGTGGTGGGAGCGAACGGCCGGGATCAAGCGGCCGTCATTGCCGGCACTTCGTCGGTGCATCTGCACTTCACTTTCAATCCCGCGACGGGCGTCACCGCCCTGCTGTGGAGCGCATCGGCGGACGCCCCGACGCTGCCGGCCGGGTTCTCCTTCTTCGCCTATGCCACCACCGTCCGCTACCAGGGGGCCAACGTCATCACGCCGATGATCGTCCGTGGCGCCAAAGTCTTTTACGCTAACGACTCCAGCGCAACGCGCGTGCTGAGCGGCGGCGCCGTGACCTCGCCCCCTTCGCCGGTTGACTGCTCCCAGTATGTGCCGGCGAACGCGACTCGGGCCATCCTGCACGGCGAGCTGCAACTGTCGAGTTCGTCAACGGCGACGTTCGTCCTGCTGATCCAGGTATTGGGCATGCAGTTCGTGCCGGTGAAATTCACCATCGCCACCCCCGACACCGCCATGCATGGCGCCGGGATTTTCGAGATCCCCCTCGACAGCGCCAGGCGCTTCAACTATGCCATCACGGCCGGGGCGACGGGCGGCGCCTATATCGACGTCATGGGCTACATCGTTTCCAACGGAGATTGCTAGATGAAAAACTCGTTTCGTGACCCTGCCACGCACATCCTCAAAGCCTGGGGCTTTGTCGATGCCAACGAAGTGGGCGACCTGTCGCGGCCCGAACCCCTGAGCTTCAACCTGGTGCCCGGCGACTGGCGCCTGGTCGATGACGCATGGATCGCCGTTCCTGCAGCTTTGCCCCCGGCACTTACCGCGCCTGACCCGCGCCCCCCATCCACCGATTACCCAATTGAACAGGAGTAGCAAGAATGGCCACCGACTACCACCATGGCGTGCGCGTCATTGAAATTAACGAGGGTTCGCGCCCGATCCGCACCGTGTCTACCGCCGTGCTGGGCCTGATCGCCACGGCCGACGACGCGGACCCCGTGTCCTTCCCGCTCGACACGCCCGTGCTCATCACCAACGTGCTGGCCGCCATGGGCAAGGCCGGCAAGACCGGCACCTTGTACCGCACGCTGGAGGCGATTGGCGCGCAAACCAAGCCCCTGACCATCGTCGTGCGCGTAGCCGAAGGCGAGACGGAAGCGGAAACCACCACCAATGTGGTGGGCGGCGTGTCGCCCGATGGCAAATACCTGGGCGTGAAAGCCTTGCTGGCCGCGCAAAGCAAGCTCGGCGTGAAGCCGCGCATCCTGGGCGCGCCGGGCCTGGATACCAAGGCCGTCACCAACGCCCTGGCCAGCGTGGCGCAGCAACTGCGCGCCTTCGTCTACGCCTCCGCGTATGGCTGCAGCAACGTGGTGGCCGCCACCACCTATCGCGGCCAGTTCGGCCAGCGCGAGGTCATGATTATCTGGCCGGACTTTGTCAACTGGGACAAGACCATCGACGAGGAAGCGAGCATTTCCGCCGTGGCCTACGCCATGGGCTTGCGCGCCAAGATCGACGAGGACACGGGCTGGCACAAAACGCTGTCGAACGTGGTCGTCAACGGCCCGACCGGTATCAGCAAGGACGTGTTTTTCGACCTGCAAGACCCGGCCACCGACGCCGGCGTACTCAACGCCAAGGAAGTGACCACCCTGATTAACATGGGCGGTTACCGCTTTTGGGGGTCGCGCACCTGCGAGGCGCCGGGCGGCTTCTTCTATTTCGAAAGCTACACCCGCACGGCTCAGGTGCTGGCCGACACAATCGCCGAAGCGCATTTCGCCTTTGTCGACCTGCCCTTGCATCCGTCGCTGGTGCGCGACCTGCTGGAGAGCATCAACGCCAAGTTCCGCGACCTGAAATTGCAGGGCTACATCATCGACGGCCACGCCTGGTATGACGAACAGTTCAACGACAAGGACACGCTCAAGGCGGGCAAGCTGGCCATCGACTACGACTACACGCCCGTGCCGCCGCTGGAAAACCTGCGCTTCCAGCAGCGCATCACCGACCGCTATCTGGCCGACTTCGCCTCGCGCATCGCCGCGTAATCGCCATCACCACCCAGCCCGCGCCCGCGCGGGCGCAACTGAACAACGGAGAACACTATGGGCCTGCCCCGCAAACTGAAAAATTTCAACCTGTTTCAAAACGGCGTGTCCTTCCTGGGCATGGTGCCGGAAGTCACCTTGCCGAAACTCAGCCGCAAAATGGAAGAGTACCGCGCCGGCGGCATGAGCGGCCCCGTGTCCGTGGACTTCGGCAACGAGGCGCTGTCGCTGGAATGGAGCGGCGGCGGCCTGATCGCCGAAGCCCTGAAACAGTACGGTGCGCACACGCACGGCGCCGTGCAACTGCGCTTTGCCGGCGCCTACCAGGAAGACGATGACGGCACGGTCGCCGCCGTGGAAGTGGTCGTACGCGGCCGCTACAAGGAAATCGACATGGGCGCGGCCAAGATGGGCGACGACACCACCCACAAATACACGATGCCCTGCAGCTACTACAAGCTGATGATCGACGGCGCCACCGTCATCGAACTGGACTTCATGAGCGGCACCGAGAACTTCGGCGGCGGCGACACCAATGCGGCCATCCGCAAGGCCATCGGCCTGTAACCCCTTTTATTCACCACCACCCTACAAGGACAACATCATGCACAACGATACCCAAAACCAAGCCGTCATCGAACTGGACGAACCGATCAAGCGCGGCGACACCGTCATCACCTCGCTGACCGTGCGCAAGCCCAAGGCGGGCGCCCTGCGCGGCGTGTCCCTGATCGAGCTGGCCAACCTGAACGTGTCGGCCCTGCAGATCGTGCTGCCGCGTATCACCGAACCGACCTTGACCGCGCACGACATCGCCAATATGGACCCGGCCGACCTGCTGGCCGTGGGCGCCGAGGTTGCCGGTTTTTTGGCGAGCAAAGCCGATCGCCTTTCGGTATCCCCGGCGAAGTAGAAGACGCCATGGCCGACATTGCCGGCGTCTTCCACTGGACGCCGGCAGCGATGGACGGTTTTACGATGGATGAACTGATGGCCTGGCGCGAACGCGCCCGGCAACGAAGCGGAGCGGAATAGATGGCTGGTCGGGATCTGAAATTACAGGTGGTATTTGCGGCACTGGACAAGATTACCGGCCCGCTAAAAAAAATCATGGGCGGTTCCAGCGACACGGCCAAGGCCTTGAAGGCCACCAGCGACCGCTTGCGCGACTTGAACGCCCAGCAAAAGAACATCAGCAAATTCCGCGAGCTGCACGGCGGCCTGGACGCCACCCGCAGCAAGCTGGAAGCGGCCCAGCAGAAGGTGGCCAGCCTGGCCGCCAAGATGAAGCAGGCGGAGGCGCCCACGCGCGCCATGACGCGCGAGTTTAACGCCGCCGTCAAAGCGGCCGCCGCCTTAAAGACGGCAGGCCAGCAGCAGGCCCAGCAACTGCAGGTCATGCGCGAGCGCCTGGCAGGCGCCGGCATCGGCACCAAAGACCTGGCCAACCACGAGCGCACCTTGCGCCGCGAAATCGAGGCCACCAACAAAACCATGACGCTGCAGCAGCAGAAGCTGGCCAACGCCGCCGCCAAGCAGCAGCGCGTCACCAATGCCACCCAGCACGCCGACAAGCTGCGCAGCAAGGCGGGCAGCATGGCCATTGCGGGCGCTGGCGCGACAGCAGCCGGCGCGGTCATGGCAATGCCCATAGCCAAGGGGTTGCACGAGGCGAAGCACTACCAGCTGGAAAAGGCCCGCGTGAATGCCCTGGGACTGGGGCCGGAAACCAGCCAGCAAGCGATCAAGTTCGCCAAGAACATGAAGACCTACGGCACCAGCCAGAACGAGAACCTGGAACTGGTGCGCGACGCGATGTCGATCTTTGGCGACCTGCACCACGCGGAAATGGTCGCGCCCACCCTGGCCAAGATGAAATTTGCCAACAAGGCATTTTTCGGCGCCGAGTCGGGCGAAGAGAACGAACGCGTCTTCATGGACTTGCTCAAAGTCATCGAGCAGCGCGGCGGCACGGCCAGCTCGGAGAAATTCCACGACCAGGCCAACATGATGCAAAAGGTCATCACCGCGACCGGCGGGCGCGTGGGGCCGACCGAGTGGCTGAACTTCATCAAGACGGGCGGCATTGCCGCCAAGATCATGGATGACAAGCAGTTCTATTACCAGATGGAACCGCTGGTGCAGGAAGTTGGTGGCCATCGCGCCGGTACGGCCCTGATGTCCGGCTATACGAACTTGTATCAGGGGCGCACCACCAAGCGCGCCGTCAGCAACATGGAAAAACTGGGGCTGATTAAAGATCGTGGTCAGATCAAGCACGACAAAGTTGCGCAAAGCGCCACCCTTGGCCCAGGTGCCCTGCTGGGCAGTGACATTTTCCGGCGCAGCCAGTTTGAGTGGCTGGAAACCGTCTTGCTGCCACAACTGGAAAAGAAAGGCATCACGGATGCTAAGCAAATTGAGGACACCATCGGCAGTTTGTTTTCGAACCGCACGGCCGGCAATCAGTTTCTGGACATGTTCAGGCAACGCATCCAGATGCACAAGAATGCCAAGCTGAACGAAGGCGCGTACGACATCGAGCAGATTTATGACCTGGGCAAGCAGCAGGCCGGCGGCGCCGAACTGGAAGCGGCGGCCAGGCTGGCCGACCTCAAACTCACCATGGGCGAAAAAATCCTGCCGCTGTATGCGCAGGGACTGGAAATGGCCATCAGTGCCATCACACGCCTGAATGGCTTCATGGAGCGCAACCCGACCGTGGCCAAGGTCATGATCGCTGGCTTTGCCATCCTTGCAGGCATCCTGTTGGTGCTCGGCCCGCTGATGCTGGGCATCGCCGCCCTGGTCGGCCCGTATGCCATGCTGCACGTCATGTTCGCCAAGATGGGCGTGACCGGCGGCGTACTCACGCCCATCCTGCGCGGCCTGGGCGGCGCCTTCATGTGGGCGGGCCGCGCCGTGCTGTGGCTGGGCCGTGCCTTCATGCTCAATCCGATTGGCCTGGCCGTGACGGCCATCGCCGGCGCCGCCTACCTGATCTATAAATACTGGGAGCCGATCAAGGGTTTCTTTACCGGCATCTGGTCGCACGTCAAGACCGCCTTTGCCGGCGGCGTTAATAGCGTCAGCGCCCTGATCGTCAACTGGTCGCCGCTGGGCCTGTTCTATCGCGCCTTCGCTGGCGTGCTGGGCTGGTTCGGCATTGCGCTGCCGGCCAGGTTCAGCGACTTCGGCAGCGGCCTGCTGCGTGGCATGGCCAGCGGCATCACCAGCAGCTTGAACGTCATCTATCAATGCTGGGAGCCGGTCAAGACGTTCTTTGCCGGCGTGTGGTCGCAGCTCAAGGCGACGTGTGCCGGCGGCCTGGCGGGTATCAGCGCGCTGATTATCAACTGGTCGCCCGTCGGCGTGTTCTATCAGGCGTTCGCGGGCGTGCTGAGCTGGTTCGGCATCCAGCTGCCGGCCCAGTTCACCGAGTTCGGCGCCAACATCCTGCGCGGCCTGGTCAACGGCATCACGGGTTCCATGGGCGCCGTCAAGGACGCCATCAGCAATGCCGGGTCCAGCACCATTGCCTGGTTCAAGGAAAAGCTGGGTATCCACAGCCCGAGCCGCGTGTTTGCCCAGCTCGGCGACTACACCATGCAAGGCCTGGCCGTGGGCCTCGACCGTAGCGAGGGGGCACCGATTGCCAAAGTATCGAGCATGGCGCAGCGCCTGACGCAATTGGGCGCCGGCATCGCCATCGGCACGGCCACGGCGCTACCAGCCAGCGCCTTCGACACGCGCGCCCCGCTGGCACAAGGCGCGTTCGGCGCCGGATTGAGCATCCAGGGCGACAAGATCGAAATCACGATCCAGGCGCAAGCCGGTTCCGATCCCCAGGCCATCGCCCGCGCCGTGTATGCGGCCATGGAACAGCGCGACCGCGAAAAGGCGGCACGCATCCGCTCTTCCCTGCGCGACCACGATTAAGAAAGAAGATCCACACCATGATGATGATTTTAGGAATGTTCGTGTTCAGCCTGCCCACCCTGGCCTATCACGAGCTGCAGCGGCAAACGGAATGGAAGCACGCCAGCACGGCCCGCGTAGGCCTGCGCGATGCGCACCAGTACGTGGGGCCCGGCGACGACACGATTACCCTGTCGGGCTGGGTGGCGCCGGAACTGACTGGCTCCCTGTACTCGCTCGATGCGCTGCGCATGATGGCCGACACGGGCAAGTCGTGGATTCTGATCCAGGGCACGGGCCGTATTCTCGGCTCCTACCGCATCACGAGCATGACCGAGGGGCGCACCATCCTGGACGGCAGCGGCGGCGCGCGCCGCGTCGAGTTCTCGATTGCACTCAAGCGAGACGACGACGGCGTGCTGGCCATGGTCGGCCTGGGCGACATCGGCGACCTGAAAAACATGCTCAGCATCGACGGCATGACCAGCAGCATCGCGGGCGCGGCCAAGAGCGCCGTGGGCAGCGTGGTCGGCAATGTCGTGGGCGGCATCACGTCGAAATACGGCGGCGTGGTCAGCGAGCTGAAAGACAAGATCGGCGGCAGCATCAGCGGCGCCATCGGCAGCGCGGCGGACAAGTTCAAATGAGCGGGCATATCCCCGCCTTCAAGGTCAGCATCGAGGACAAAGATTTGACGGCCATCGTCTCGCCGCGGCTGATTAATCTGACCTTGACCCTGTGCCGTGGCGACGAGAGCGACCAGCTCGATATTTCCCTGGACGACAGCGACGGCAAGCTGGCCCTGCCGCCACGCGGCGCGCAGATCGCCCTGGCGCTGGGCTGGCAAACTTCCGGCCTGGTGGACATGGGCAAGTTCACTGTGGACGAGGTGGAGCACAGCGGCGCGCCCGACACCATTACCCTGCGCGCCAGGTCGGCCAACCTGATCGACACGTTTAAACAGCAGCAGGAACACAGCTTTCACAAGACCACCCTGGGCGCCATCATCGAGGCGATTGCCTTTCGCAACGAGCTGGCGTCGGGCGTGTCCGCGCGCCTGCGCGATACCGCCGTCGAGCACATCGACCAGACGCACGAGAGCGATGCGGCCTTCCTGCGCCGGCTGGGCAGGAAATACGACGCGGTGGCCACCGTCAAGAATGACACCTTGCTCTTCATTCCCATCAACCAGAGCCGCACCGCCAGCGGCAAGGCGCTGCCCGTCATCCCCATCACGCGCGCCCTGGGCGACGGCCACCGCTACCACAGCGCCGAAAGCGATGCCTACACGGGTGTGCGCGCCTTCTGGCATGACGAGCGCTATGCGCGCCGCCGCAGCGTCGTGGCCGGCGTGCCCGGCAACAGCAAGCGCCTGCGCACCACCTTTGCCAACGAGGCAGACGCGCGCGCGGCGGCCGTGGCCGAATGGCAGCGCATCCTGCGCGGCCTGGCCACCTTTGAAATGAGCCTGGCCCTGGGCAACCCGGCCGTGTTCCCGCAATCGCCCGTCACCGTGCAGGGCTTCAAGCCCGAAATCGACGCCACCGAGTGGCTATCGGTCAAGGTCACGCACAGCCTGGGCGGCAACGGCTTTACCACGCGGGTGGAATTTGAAACAAAGACGGAAGCAGTCGAGGCTGAGCGCGAGGAAGAGAAAGACCCGGACGAAGGCATCACGGGCGTGGTGGCGAAGTGGAAAGATGTGGCGGCGAAGAAGAAAAAGGCTGGCCAGGAGCTGGCCGGCGCCACTGGTACGCTCAAGACGCTGGAACATGTTTACAAGAGCAAGCAGGCGGCAAAGCGGGCGGCCCTGCAGGCGTGGAAACACATCGATGAGGTCCGGGACATCATCAGGGAAAATAGTGATGAACTTTCGCGCCCCACACAGGCAAGAGCCAACGCAAAGATCGTATAAACGGGTCCCTTTCACCTTTTCCCTACGACTACTTTCGCCCTATGCAGAAGTCTCCGCCATTTCCGAATTAGCCCAAAAACGATTAATGGAAAAGCTAATGCTAAACGTCACCGGTAGAAAAATTAGAATGACGCAGGGGCTTCGCCCTTTATATAATTTTGACTATCACACATAATCTTGCCACTTCTCTAACCAAGCGATGGCAAAGCATCCTTACACCTTTGAGCATTAGAATGTGCCAAAACCTTCCCAACAGAAGTGACTGCATAGCAAGTAGGAATATTATCCCACCATTCCCTTATGGTTTTTAGATTCCCCCTCTTATCCAACTCACTCATAAAAACATTTATATTACCTTGTTTTATACTTTCATCCTTAGAGTAAAGATTATATATATCTCTCACTGCTTGCTCCTGCACCTCGGATAACTTCTCCTCGACACAAGTTACTCTGCCATAATTAACTACCTGACGAACCAACCGAAATTCACTAAGATCACTTATATTAACCACAGGAATTCTAACAAAACTAAAATTAAGAGCATGCTCAACCAACATACCTTGCGGCAAACCATACTTCTTTAGCATTTCAATTGCTCTTTCATGAGCGATTGAGTTTTTAGCAATACCCTCATCAAAATAACCTGGAAAAACTTCAGAATAATATAAACTTATTTTCTTTAAAACTCCAGATGGATTTATACGAATCGCATCCAATACGTCCAAATGATCAAGCCAGGCATCGCCCGTTGGAAGTTCACCATATAATATTTTTCCAAACACATCATTAAGCGCATTTAGCCCTTCGTGAATATTTCCACTAAGCGGCGCAGTACTAGCTATTGCATTACCTACAGTCAGCCCTAATAAAGCCTCGTCAGAAACCTTATCTACAATCTCTACAGCAAGACTAATTCCTGCACGTGCAATACGATTCCCCCCTTTCTGAAATCTATGCATGAGCAATTCAGATAAGAGATCATAATCTACAGGCCTTTCGGTGGAGGCCGCAGCCTTTTGAGCTTCCACAAGAAGCAGCTGAAAGCTAGGATCTGCAAATGCTTCCAATGCCCCTTCAACCTGAGCCATTTTAGGCATAAGTATATTTTCAAACTCAGCAACCCTAGAATTCGCAACATTCAGAGCTTCCTGTGAAAAATCCTTTCTTGATTGCAAGTTCATTTCATGACAAATTTCTCTTGCACGTTTTTCATCAATACCGACATGCACTACCATTTGTTGGGCTTGAATATTGGTGGAGCTATCTCCACTTTTTTGGCTTTGGTTACTTATCATTCTCATCTCCGCCTATCTTCAAATTCCCTCCAACTTGTATATTCTTTGAATTGCGACCACTCTTTTGAATCTGCCTATTACCTTGACTGGGATAAAACCAGGCAATTATTGCAAGTGGTACCGCAATGGCAATTCCACTAAAAAGCCATTCCTTATTTTCAATAATCCATTCCATATTTACACTCCCTGACTAGAATCAATAGCCTGACAAGTAACTTCCTATACGCGCAACACCTAGAAAATTCAGCATCTGGCTACCCGTTCGTACTGCTGTCAATTTTCCGCAATTCGTTCCATAAAATCAGACTCCGATATAGCATCAATCCCCATACAGTCTGCTTTGCTAAGTTGTACACACCCAGCCATAGGGCCAGCGATCAAAATATCCAGCGAAGTGCTAAACCCCGAGCGTACCTGCCAACCTGCCGCCATCGCCATCGCCTCCAATTCACAGCGTTTGGCATCGCGAAAACCTACAAAGTAGGCCGCTGTCTGCCATTGCTTTCGATTGGATTTATCCATTGGATAGCCTTTAATACCAACCGGGCGATGAGGAGCACCATCTGTAACGATTCTGTTATTTGGAAGGATGCGCATCGCACTCGCCCACCTTCCGAGACGTTGAATTTCTCCAGTTCTCAACGAAGTCACCTTGCCGCGAATACGCTGCAACGAAAAAGTTCTTTTTCCCTGTCTTGCATGGCAATAACCTTCCAAATAATCCGCATCGACTGCCCATACCGAGACATGCCGAGTTACATAGCCAATGCCCTGGCGACTCAGATACGAAAACTGAATTTCGTCAACATCCGCTGCTTCGCCTCGAAACTCCCTCTTCGATTTTTTCTTGGTACGGGACGGTACCTGCGCAGCTTGTGCCTCAACTTCAACCAGCTTGGCTTGTGGAATACTCTCGCTAGCCAAAGGCGCTGTTTGCGGCGTGGAAATCTGCGTTTTTAGCCACGATAGTTTTCTTCTCTTATCATCAGATATGCATTGTTGGATGTGATACCAAAGGGATCCACACAATTCGCCCGATTCAAGCGCTCGCCTCCGATGGTTCAAGCCACTGAAAATTATGCAAAGCAAACCAGCAGCAATTACAATAAGCATAAGAAGATCAATCATTTGCAGACTATTTTTCCTTTTTTCGTCCGCTGCCAGCCACATTAAAAGTCTGCGGCCCAATGATATTACCCACGAAATTTTGCCCAATCTTGCCGTGGGTTTCAACGTGTGGAGTATTCCCTGCGGAAGATGCTGGGGGCGCTGGCATGCGCATGCCGCCAATCATTCCAAGAACACCAGCTCGTCCACGTGCATCCAGGTTCCGGAAACCGGATACTAGTTCACTTTCATCCGCACTGAGCACTGCAGCTGAAACGCTGCCAGTCATCACATACCAGACGTCCACGCCAATTTCTAACAGCGCACAAAGGTAGACAGCATCCGGAGATCGCTCATCTTTTTCATACGAAATTTGAGCGCGTTTTTTGACCCCGCCAACCGCTGCGAAGTCATCTTGATTCATACCCAAACGCTGACGCTCTTGCTTTAATCTTTCACCAAACATGCTCATACTCACATCTTTTTTGTTGACTAGTGCGCTTTTGGACACTATAGTTACGCCATCCTGTAGCGATTACACATCATAACATTATGAAAAACGTATCCAATGCCAGGCGTACTGCCAAGGGCGTCACGACTAAGCCGCTTGGCGTTCGACTGGCTCCTGACGAAGTGAAAGAAATCGAAGCCTTCGCAGCCGAGCAAGAACGCTCTCGCGCCTGGTTCCTCCGCTTCCTGATCCTGCGCGGCCTCGCCGACTACAAGCGCAAACTCGCAGCCAAACCCACCCACTAAGGACAACGTCATGTACCCCGATGCAAAACGTATCCGCAGCCACCGCGTCATGCTGCGCCTGGACGATTATGAGCACCAGCTCGTTTCCTCGATCGCCAATTACCAGGGCGAAGAGCTTGCTGTGCTGGTGCGCCAGATCGTGATGCGTGAAGCCTTGGCTGTGATCGCCTTGGATGACGCCACCATCGACAGCGTACAGCGTCGCAGCGTTTAAACCGAGTCACTTTTGAGCAACTCTAAAGTTACAGAAAATGCCAGACCATCAAATTAACCTCAATGACGAAGAGCGCGCGGTGCTGGAACTCGTGCGCCAACGCCAGGGGCTGGCAAGTATCGATCAGGCGGCCGAATGGCTCGTCAAGTCGCGCTTACGCATACAGTCGAAAAACATGACAGGTCGCGGTCGCGCCCTGTACCAAGTGGAAAGAAAGCTGAAATGAGAGTCATCGGCCTGCCCTGCCCGCATTGCGAAAACACCGTCCGCGCCGTCAAAAGCCGCACGATGTCCGCCATGTTCAAGGAAATCACCTACATGTGCCAGAACCCCGACTGCGGGCACTCCTTCGTCGCAGGCCTGGAAGTGCTGCGCACCCTCTCGCTGTCCGCCATGCCGAAGGCCGATATCCGCATCCCGATGTCCCAGCATGCGCGCACGGCAGCCACAAGCCAGCTGGCCCTGGACCTGACGGCGGGCTGCTGATGACTATCCCGACCCTCGCGCCGCCGTAGCCCGGCCGCCGTAATTCCCCTCTTTTGCTGTGCCCTGCTGCGCTCCCTTTTGAGCGTGCGGGATTCGTTCAACCTGAAATAAGGAAAATCGATGGAAAACACGCTGCACGCCACCCGTCATGCCGACAAATCCATGGCATCAAGCACGATCCGACCGACCTTGCAAAATTGTATTGTCCCCGTGGCACCAACGTGTTTTCTGCTGCAAGCCAGCGCGGGTATCGGCATCGCGGCGCTGACCGCCCACATCCATGAGATCGCCAAGACCTATCACGCCTACGGCGCTGCCAATCTGACCTTCATCGTCAGCGATGCGCAGACACTGGAGCGTGACGGCTTTTTCGCGCCAGCCAAGCAGCGCGCCCTGGTCGGCAAACTGCCCATCGAGTTGAACTACATTTTCGCCAATGAAGCGGGTTCCCGCCACTGCTGCGGCGCATCACACACGCTCCCGTACTGGGCAGAGCAATTTCTCAAGCCAGGGTCACGCTGATGCTGCGCCTGGCCAAAACCTGCGGCATCTGGCTGCTGTCGCTCCTGATCGTCATTACCCCTGACGTGCTGCGGGCCATCGGCGCCATCAAGGACTGAACCATGCCGGCGTCCCTTATCGACAATCACCTGTCTTTCCAGCCTGCCGCCGAGATTCTGGCGGCGCGCGACAAGGACATACCGACGCCACCGGGCGCCGGGCATGCGCTGGCCGCCATCGCCGAAGCCAAGGCCCAGCTACGCAGCATCAAGCCGCGCAACATGGCGCCCTTCATGGCCCAAGCCTGGGGATTGTCGTCGCGTGGCGCGCGCCGTTCCGTGTTGATTGCCGCCGGCATGGACGCCGACCGCTGGGAATCGCCCATCCACTCATTTACCGAGGAAGAGCGCATCGAGCTGCGCGCCGCCACCTCTGCCGCTATCCGTGTGTACGAAAGACTGTTGAATGCAATCTAAACAAATCCTGCTGCCAGCCCCGCAGCGTCACGAAGCTTTTTTGCGATCCGCCCAGTTCGCGCCCGAGCTGGCCAGCATTCCCTACAAATGGCGCAACCGCGTCATCACGGCCGCCCTGGCCAAAATGGCCTGGTCGTCGTGGTACAAAATTTACGAGTCCATCGCCACCGGCTTTGTACGCGAGTTCGCCGAGCAGTACGTGCCCGCCGGCGTCGACCTGTCGCAAAGCGATGCCGACATCGTGGCCACCGCCGAGCGCGCGGCTGCAGGTGTGGTCAAGGCGCTCTGGTCGGCAACGTCGGAAGCGCACGCCCTGCAGATCATGGCGGACGAATGCACCTCTTACGGCATAAAACTACCCGAGTTCGACGAGCAGGCCGACACCATCGCCCGCCTGGTCGATGCCCGCTGGTGGCGCCGCCAGTTGCGCAAGCGCGTCAAGCGCGCCTTTGAAGCGGGCAATATCCGCCTGGGCTACGTGAACTATCGCGGCGAACCCTACGCCAGCAACGATGCTGTGCTGTCGCGCCTGGCGCAAAACCGCCGCAACGCGGCAGCGCTGGCCGCCACGCTGGTGCAAAACGAGAACGGCCAGCAATTCAGCATCGCCGAGCTGGCCGAGAAAACCACCGCGAATAAAGCCATTCGGCGCGGCGAGCTGATGTTACGCATCAATGGCTTTGAGCAAATCGCCCGCGAGTGCGGCGACCAGGGCATCTTCATCACCTGGACGTGCCCATCGCGTTTCCACGCCATGCAGCATAGCGGCAAGCCCAACGAAAAATTCGACGGCTCCACGCCGCGCGAGGCGAATGCCTACCTGGGCAAGATGACATCGCTGTGCCGCTCCGCGCTGGCGCGTCGTGGAATCGGTCTGTACGGCTTCCGCATCGCCGAGCCGCACCATGATGGCTGTCCGCATTGGCATTTGCTGCTGTTCGTGCGCCCGACCGCGAAATACAAGACGGCCCACCTGCAGGACGTGGCCGGCCGCGCCATCCGCATCATGAAGCGTTACGCCTGGCGCGTGGACCGTGGCGAACCGGGCGCCTTCGCGCGCCGCCTGGACGTCAAGCGCATCGACTGGGCCAAGGGCAGCGCCGCCGGCTACATCGCCAAGTACGTGGCCAAGAACATCGATGGCGTGGCCGAGCACAAGACGAAAGAAGGGTATGTCGTCACGGCCGATACCGAAGGCGATGTCGAGCTGACGCCATCGGCGCGCGTCGAGTCCTGGGCCGCGTGCTGGGGCATCCGTCAATTCCAGCAATGGGGCGGTGCGCCCGTCACCGTGTGGCGCGAACTGCGTCGCATCGAGGAAAGCATGCTCAACGAAGCCCCGGCCGCCATGCGCCGCGCCTGGGACGCCGTGCAAAAAATCGATGGCGAAAAGCGCGCCTGCTGGGCCGAATACCTGCGCGCCCAGGGCGGCGCCCTGGTGCCGCGCAAGGAATTGGTCGTCACCCTGGCCAAGGACGAAAAGACCGTCATCGGCCGCTACGGCGAGACGCTGCGCACCACGCCCTACGGCGTGCGCTGCAGCGACCTGATCGGCGTGGTCTTCAAGTCCGTGCGCCATACGTGGACGCCGGTACAGGCCACGGGCGGGCGCGGGGTGGCTGTTGGGGTTGCCGTTCCTCGGACTCGTGTAAATAACTGTACGCACCCCGACCGCCCTGCCCCGGCCACGCCGCCGGCGGCGCACGTGCCCAATCTGTCCGACGAGGCCAAAACAGCACTGATTGCCGCCTGGGCGGCCGTCAACGCCTGCCCGTGGCCCCGGCTGATCCTCCCCGACACCCCACCCCATGAAGGAAATGGCACATGAGCACCTATGCCGTGATCGTTCGCACGCAAACCGAACGCTTTGAATTTTTTGAGGTTGCCGCATCCAGCGGCGACGTGATCGACGCCGCCATCGACCGCTACGGCGTGTGCGGCGTTACCGCCAAACTGAAAGGAGCACCGCAATGCTGACCACCCTGACCGATTCACCGCGGCAAATCGCCCTGGGCGACCGCGTGACGTTCGATACCGACGAAGGCTACCAGGCCGGCACCGTCAACGACCTACGCCGCGACGTGGGCAATGGCGAGCTACATGCTTGGGTGGAACTGGACCACCAGTGGGCGGGCATGTTCAGGGCCGTGCCGCTGGGCGCACTGGTATCTATCAAGCCAGCTCAAACTGAACGCCAGCATCTGGCCTCCCAGGCCCGACCTGCATTAGTACAGATCATCAAAGGCAGCGCATGCGGCAAAAACAGCATGTCGCACCAGCTCCACGAATCCAGCACCTGTGCGACTGCGTGAGGGCAATACGATGAATACCTACAGCACAAGATTTCTCGCGACCTGCCCGAACAATGGCGAACACATCTTATATGACCTGGTCATTGACTCCACGGCTGTCATCATGGTCGAGCACATCGTCACCGCGACCAGAATGATCCGGACCGGCTATCACGAAACTATCGCCGACGCACTGCACAAACAGTTCGGCGGGCGCCAAGTCTTAATGGCGCATCACCACGGCGTCGATATCAAGACCGTTCGGGGTGGTGCATGACGCAGCACTACCACGGAACGCCCATCACGCCGCGCAAGGTTCTGGCTCAGCTCAGGGGACGTTCGTTCTGCATATCATTCGCTCGACCGGATGACGTGGAGTGGTGCCACGAAAATGGGCAAAGCAACATGCTCGACAATTCGGCATTTTCCATCTGGACGGAAAACATGAAACGCAAGGCTCGTGGCGAACCGATTGTCGAGATGGACGCTGCTTTCTGGCAGGGGTTCTACGCCTGGGCCGAACGATGGCTGACCTACAAAACGACCTGGGCTGTTATCCCGGACGCAATCATGGGCGATGTCACTGCTAACGACGCCCTCATTGCGCAGTGGCCGCATGGCCAGCGCGGTGCACCTGTTTGGCACATGCATGAGCCATTGGATCGCCTCAAGCGCTTGTGTGACGAGTGGGAGCGTGTCTGCATAGGTTCGTCAGCACAGTTTCGCGTAGTTGGTGCCCAAAACTGGCATCACCGCATGACAGAAGCGATGAACGCGATATGTCAAACCGGCCGTGTGCCGAACTGGCTCCACATGCTGCGCGGAATGAATGCCGCACGTTGGGGCTACCCATTTGCCAGCGTTGACAGCACGGATATTGCCCGCAACCACAACCGGAAAAACAATCCGCGCGAGATGGCCGAGATATGGGATGGCATTCAATGTTCGCCGTTCTGGGATCGCAAGTACGTGCAGGCTGACCTGCTGTGTGCAGCATAAGACGTTCAAAACGAAAGAGAAAAATGGACCAATACAAAGAATTCTGCCGGCTGCGCGACTACCGCAAGCCAGGCGCAGAAGTGCCGCAGCACACGGAGGCAGAGGCATTTTCCCTGGCCACTGGCCAACCAGGCTGCGACGACCATTCTTCTGCAGGCATGACCGGCGTCGGCGTCCTGGGGAACAACTCGCCGCGCCAATTCGACAAGACAAAAACTATTTGATGAAGAAGGAAGGAGAAGCACCGTTATGAGTGAACTGGCATTGAGCGATCAAGAGGTTATAGACCTGACGCACTACCGGCGTGCGGCAGAGCAGTTGCGCGTCTTGAAGGAAATGGGCGTCCCCGCCACCAGATTGCACGACAACACAGTTCGCGTGCTGCGCATGCATCTTATCCATCCCGCCACCATGCCGGCGGCCCCCGCCCCTGTAAGGAAATCTGCCAGAAAATGAATCGTCACCGCAAAACCAATCGCGGCCTCCCGCGCCGGGTATACCTGAAAAACGGCGCGTATCGCTACCTGGCGGCCGCGCCCATGCGCAACCCGGCCAATGGCAAAATGCAAAGCTGGATTCACCTTGCCTATGAGGCCGAGGGGGAAAGCAAAATGCTGGCGGCCCTGGCCGCGCTGCTGGGCAGTCCGCAGCTTGTCGAAGGCTCGATGCCCCATGCCTGCGTAGAATTCAAAGAGAATAAGCTGGGCAGCTACGGCAAGGACACGCAAGATGCCTACCGGCGTTACCTGGACGTGATCGCTGACGAGTTCGAAGAATTCCACGCATCCCAGGTAACAACCAAGGACTGCGCCGGCTTCTTACGCGATAATTTCAAAAGCACTCCGAACACAGCGAAGAAGTATGCGGCGCTGATGAGCAGGCTGTTCAAGTTTATCATCGGTGAGCTGGGGCTGCGCCAGGACAACCCTATCGATCAACTCGACATGTCCAGCTACAAGACTGGACGACGCGAGGTGCTGGCCACGCATGCGCAGGTGCAAGCGATACGCGAAGCCGGCATGATGAGCAAGGAGCGCAAGGGTACAGGTTTAAGCATCCCGACGGCCAGTGGCCCCATGTTCGCCTGCATCATCGATATGTCCTACCTACTGTGGGCCCGCGGCATCGATATCCGCATGCTGAAAGAGTCACAGATCGAGGATGGACGGATCAGGATCAAGCCAACCAAGACACAAAAAAGCAGCGGGAAGGCTGTCGATATCGTCGTCACGCCCGAAATTGCCGAAGTTATCGCCCGCGCCCGTGGACTGAAAATCAAGTATGGGCTAATCAGCCAGTTCGTGTTCCCGACACAAAAAGGCGGCGCCTACACCCGCTCGGGACTCAGTTCGATGTGGGATCGCGCAAAAGAGCGCATTGGCATGAAGGATGACGTGGTATTCCGCGATATCCGGGCCTTGGCGGCCACCGATGCCGCGCGTAGAGGAGAGAACCGCAGCGACATCCAAAAGCGCCTAGTGCACACGTCGGGCAAGACCACAGATATCTACATCAAGGAAGTGATTGCGGATGTTTCCGAGATTCCGATGGCCTTGCCGTGGCTTCAATAAGGTAAAACCCTTCTTGTCGGTGCCATACCCAGTGCCGGCTGAATGGCGGCTTTCGCACGAGCATTCAGCCCCTCCGCAGGGCCGGAAAAGCAAGTATTTGGAGAATACTTGCGCCCACTATTCCACGCACAGGCCAACAATTAGAAAGTGCCATTACAATGCACCTACCCTCACTATTTCTTGAATACGTAGCGACGATGGTATGCAAGGAACATTGCTTGAGATGGCTTGAACTTCCCAACATTTTTCTTCATGGGAATTCCCCAGGTACTCATAATTTCACTCTTAAGCTTCGGTGAAACTAAAAGTTCGCCATCATCTCCAAATGATAAGTAGCCACGATCGAATAAATGGTCAATATGTGGGGCGAGCATTAGACCATTTGCTCCGTGAAGTTTTTCTTTGTCGTCACTCTTCACCCAGGGTTTGATATGGCTGGCGCGTAGATGCGAAATATCAGAAATCCCAGTCACACGGCATTGTTTCTCGTTTCGGAGTACGTTGGTCTTGAATATTCCGTGACCGCGGCGGGCGTCGATTAGCTGCCTTGTTGAAGTAGGGCCAGTTTGAATGCGTCCACGGATGGCATCCTCTTCTTGATCTCCAAGCCCTTCCAGCTCTTCCTCAACTACCCGGACAGGATTGCTTTTTACGATCGTCGGGTATTCATTCCCAATAAGACGAATCAGCACCGACGCCATCGCATCAGGAACTTCGGTAAGATAAACAGCCTGATAGCCATTCCCTTCATTACTTAAGGGCGAGTATTTTGGAGGCAAATAGGGCTTAAGTAGCTCAATGGAGTCCTTCGGCCGGATCTGGTTAGTCAACTCGGTAAAGTCCACATGCACTAACCAGCCATGATCATTCCATGGGTCGCCAGACTTTCCGAATTCTGGCTTAGGTGAGTCAACGGCTTTTTTCTTGGCAACACCGATAGCTTTGATGTAGGTATCGCAGAATGAAAAAACTACGTCCCCTGGACGCACTTCCAACATATTCAGGTAAAACTGATTCCTTCCTTCGTTCTTTTTTGTTTTCGGACTCCACAAATAGTTCCCAGGCACTTCGAACCTATAAGTCCCGTTTTGATTCACCCACCAATAGTTCAT